TCCAGCACCATTGTGCGTGACTTGAAAAATGTTCAAAGGAAAAGGAAAAAAGTAAAGATGTTTCCCGATAAAGGCTTAAGAACATCTGATTTTATAGACAACCGGTAGATTTCATGAATCCTATTTGTTTTCTATTAATATTGTGATTCTTTAAATTCTTCGGATAATCGAAATATTGCTCCTGATTATTTTTTTCAATATGGATTGAATATGGAATAGTTTTCACTATCTTTGCAGTGTAACCAGGAGCTTGATGGCAATAAATATTGTCATCAGGCTCTTTTTTTATTGTCTATCTGTCGAATAATGGAATCCCCCGTCTGGCTTCACAGTCTGACGGGGGGAGGTTAAATCCAATCAATAATAGTTTTGAAAGAATCAGGTCAACAAAGTATTGACAAAGATAGTGAAATATGAATAGTAAGCAATATGGATATGGATTTATTTTGCATATATATAAATTCTAGGCATTTTTTCAGGAAAGATAGGGACAGTTGAGAAATAAAGGAAACAGGATGAATAATTTATCATATAATAATTAAACGGTGAATGTAATGGAGATAGATATTGCAAACATTATTAGTGCTGCCGGAACATTGCTGGCAGCTTATTTCGCCTATAATCAGTATACCAAAAACAAGTTGACTGATTTAAAAGTGGAATATTTTAAAAAAGAAGAGAAAAGAAGAAGTTACCACCGCAGCGAGAACTCCGCCAAGGTGTTCGGTGAGTTGTGGCGTGTACTTTATGAAACGAAAGCAGACAGGGTATATATCGTACAACCCCATCCCTTGGGGCATATAGCTTTTCTTTCGGTGCAGTTCGAGGTAAAACGAAAAGGTATAGCTGGGATGCGTGAAAGCATTCAATCACTTCCCATGAGTGAAGTGGCCGTTTTTGCAGAAAATCTCGCAAAGAATCTTTTCATGTTCTATTCAGATATTGATAATCAGGTTAAGGATAAGGTTGCCAAATCTCTATTATCAACAAATGGATGCAACAGCGTCGCTATTAAACGGCTTAATTCATCTCAAGATTGGGTTGGAAATATATTTTGTGAGTTTACAGATGAAACGGATTTGAATGAAGATGAACTTCATAAGGTCTTGCATGAAGCAGC